GTAAAGAATTAAGTGAAGACAGTACTTTTCAAATTAGTATAAAAACATTAATAGCTATAGGAGTTGGATTATCTACTCTTATAGGAATGTGGTTTGCTTTACAAGCAGACATAGAAGAGGCAAAACAATTGCCAGAACCAGAAATATCAAGAACAGAATATGATCTGAAAGATAAATTGGTAAGAGAAACTATCATGAATACTGGTAAAAAAGTAGAAGAAAACTCTGATGCTTTAAAAAAGATTGATGATAAGTTATTTGAAATAATTAGTAAATGAAAAAATTATTATGTGCGATATTTGTATTGGTTGCGGCATCTGTATATAGTCAAGACATAACTGTCTTGCAAATAAATGCAGAGTGGAATAAAAAGAATAACTACGATCTTAGTAATATTACTGGTGCTGTTATTAAATTTAGCTATTTAAAAGATCAACCAAAAGATATACAAAACAGTATAATGGCTGTTCCTGTTATTGTTATTTTAGATCAAACAGGAAGAGTAAGGATGCAATATGTTGCAGACATATCTTTACAAATAAAAACTACTAATTTAGAAATACAAAATACTATAGATAGATTAAAAAGATCAAGAAGAGCATCTACTAACTAAATTAATTTATTATGATTAGTAAACATATATCAGAAAAAGAAGCTACTAAAAGTATTACAGCTATGCGACTTGGTTTAGCTAACACACCAGATGGCAATATTTTATCTAATATGAAAAACGTAGCTGAACACATATTTGAGCCACTTAGAAAATGGGTTGGTGGTCCAATAAAAATAAATTCATTCTATAGATCAGAGGCACTTAATAAAGCTATTGGTGGTGCATCAAAAAATGGTAAACAAACAAGTCAACATTGTTATGGTCAAGCTATGGATATTGATGATATTTATGGGCATAAAACAAATGCTGAGATGTTTTATTATATAAAAGAAAATTTGAATTTTGATACTATGATATGGGAATTTGGCGATAGTACAAACCCTGACTGGGTTCATGTTAGTTATGTAAGCGATTCTGTAAATAGAAACAGAATATTAAAAGCTGTTAGAGATAAAGGTAAAACTAAATATATAGATATAACAAATGGCTGATAAAAAGAAATTTAAAGAAACTACAGTTGGTAAATTATTATTTGGTGCTGCATCAATGATAAATCCAACATTAGGTAAAGTGTTAAGTGGTGTTAGCTCACCACAAGAAGCTATTGCTGAAATAAGTAAATCTAAAATACCTAATGAAGATAAGATTAAATTACAGCAAATGATTTACGATCAACAAAACAAAGAAATAGAATCTATAACAAGTAGATGGAAAGCAGATGCATCAAGTGATTCATGGCTTAGTAAAAATGTACGCCCATTAGTTTTAGTATGGTGTATAGTTGTATTTAGTTTAGCTGGTATATTAGACAGTATAGAAAGTGTGCCATTTCATATTGGTGCAACTTGGAATGATACATTTGAAAAAGTTATGATGGCTGTTGTATTAGCTTATTTTGGTGGTCGTACCGCAGAAAAATCTACAAGTATATTTAAAGGGTAATGGCTAAGGCGATTATAAGCATATATAAAAGCAAATCTGTTAAACGTAAGGGTGTACACGCAAAAAACAAAATGAGTGCCTTAAAAAGCTCTAAAAACTATCATAAGAAGTATAGAGGACAAGGTCGTTAAATTTAATAGGTTAATAAATAAATTCAATACCCTATGAATTTAATAGGTATTTTTATATCTTTGTGAATTCAATAGGGTGCGATATTCTGTTGATTTTCTTTGTTTTCAATGAAAAGGGGTAACTAAATGTTGCCTCTTTTTTTTGTCTTTTGTCTTGCACATGACATTTTTTATATATATGTTTGTTGTATGAAAAATCTAACAAAGAAGTTGGTGCGTATTCAAGGGAGTTTGAAAGCACCTAAAAATCAAAGAAACAATTTCGGTAATTATAATTATCGAAGTTGTGAAGACATCTTAGAGGCAGTAAAACCTTTATTAGCAAAAGAAGAGTTATTGCTTACTATATCTGACTCTATTGCACCTGAGCCATTATTTGTTAATGCTGTAGCAGAGATCACTGACGGTGTAGATAAAATACAGGTCAGAGCACAAGCAGGAATTAATTTAAATCGAAAAGGAATGGATGTAGCTCAGTGTTATGGAGCGTCAAGCAGTTATGCTAGAAAGTACGCTTTAAACGGTTTATTTTTAATTGATGATACCAAAGATGCAGATGCTACTAATAATCACTCTAAGGCACCTCAAAACGCTTCTACAAGCGTGTTAGAGCCAAATAAAGATTGGTTAGAAGAGAAAGGAGATAAGTTTAATAAAGCTAAACAAGCTATTAAAGAAAAGGGTTTTACTATCACCGATATTAGAAAAAAATATAAAGTAAGTAAGAAAGTAGAAAAATTATTATTAACCTAAATTAAATTAAATTATGAATGAAAAAAAGTATGTAGGTAGTGGAAAAAAAGTTGGAAACTACGATTTAGTAAACTTTACTATTGGTGAAGAAAAACTAAAAGAACACTGGTTTGAATACATGGGAAAACGCTATGTAAAACTTACTATTGGTAAAAAAAGAGAGACGGATCAATATGGTAAAACTCACACTGTTTGGGTTGACGAATATGTGCCTGAAAAAAAAGAAGAACAGTCGCAACCTGCTCAAGAATTACCGACACCAGATTTACCGTTTTAAATTAACATTCCCCCATTTCTTAGTTGATTTGGGGGATTATTATCTAATATCATGACACAAAGAAAAAACACAAAATACGTTAACATTAATTTAGCATTTATGAACACAAACTTATCAATATCAGAAGCCACTGTATTATCATATATAGATTCGCTATCAATTAAAAAGGGTTATTGTTATGCCTCAAATGAAAGTATTTGTATGGCATTAAACTTAAACGATAGAACTTTATATAGAATATTAAAGAATTTAGAAAACAAAGAATATATAAAAAGAGTTACAAAAAGCTTAGGAAACGATGGTAAAGAACGTAAGATTTATGTATCCCCAAGTGCCAAGAATGTCAGTTGTATGTAATACATAGTGTATTATAGAAATAAATAATACATAGTGTAATATATTACATAGTGTATTATAAAATATACACGAAAAATAATACTATGCAAGAAAACTTTGAAAAAATTGGAATCGCACCAAAAGGCAATTACTCACAACAGAAAGTAAAGTGCCCAAAATGTAGTCATACTAGGAAAAATAAAAGAGACACATCTTTATCAATTAACCTAGACGATGGATTATATCACTGCCACCATTGTGGTTGGAACGGTTCTGTAAACCCTAATTATAATATGATACAAGATAAAATATATACTAAGCCAACTACTAATAATCTAAAAAAGATAAATTCAAATGCTATAAAGTTCTTAAATAAAAGAGGCATTACAAATGAGGTTATCGAAAACAATAAAATTACAACAACAAAAGATGGTAAAAGTGTTGTGTTCCCATACTTAAAAAACAATGAACTTATAAACTACAAAACTAGAGGCATTGATAATAAAATGTTTACTCAGTCAAAAAATGGAGAACCTATAATATTTAATTATGATCGTGTTATAAATCAAGATTTTGTAATATTATGTGAAGGTGAAATAGATTCACTTAGTTGGGAAGTTGCAGGTTTTACTTGGCACACTTCTGTAAACATGGGAGCACCAAACGTAAGAGATAAAAACTTAGACAAGAAATTAGAGTGTATAACAAACTCTTATGAAGTATTTGAAAATGCTAAAGTAGTTTATTTATGTACTGACAATGACGAAAACGGTAGGTATTTAGAAGAGGAGCTTATAAGACGTATTGGTGCAGAAAAAATTAGATTAATAGACACAAACCCATATAAAGATGCAAACGAAGTTTTATTAAGCGAAGGCATAGAATCGTTACAATATAGATTTAAACACGCAAGAGTGCCTAAAGTAGAGGGTATTTTTGATATTAGTGATATATACGATAGTATGTTAGACGGTTATAGAAACGGACAGGAAAGAGGTTCTACAACACACATACAAGCTATTGATAGGGCATGGACATGGAGAAACGGTGAGGTAAATATATGGACAGGTTATCAAAACGAAGGTAAAAGTATGTTTTTAAATCAGCTATCAGTTCTAAAGGCATTTCACGATGGTTGGAAGTTTGCAGTGTTTTCACCTGAAAATATGCCAATAAATGATTTTTTCCATGATCTTATAGAATGTTATATAGGCAAAAGCTCTGATCCTTTTTATGAAAATAATTATATGAGTGAAGCAGAATTTAAACAAGGCATGGAGTTTATGAAAAAACACTTTTTTATTATATATCCAAAAAAAAGTTATAAATTAGATGACATCTTTGAAAGAGCTAAGTTTTTAGTTAAGACAAAAGGAATACGTTCTTTAATTATTGATCCATACAACACTGTACAACACAGGATGCAAAGAGGTGAAAGAGAAGATTTATACATAAGTAGGTTTATGAGTGAGCTAAAAAGGTTTGCTGTTGAAAATAAAATTTCTGTACATTTAGTTGCACACCAAGTTACACCACAAAAAGATGATAATGGTAGATACAGAAAACCTGATGTAAATTCAATTAAAGGTGGTGGAACATTTGCAGATAAAAGTGATAATGTACTTTTTGTATGGCGACCAAATAGAGCTTTAGATTTTAGTAATACAGAAGTTACCTTTGGCAGTCAAAAAATTAAGAAACAGAAATTAGTAGGTTATCCACAAGATATTGAAGGTATAACTTACCATAGAAAATCGAACAGATATTATTTTAATAATCAAACGCCCTTTGATGATTTAGATAATATTAGATGCGAAAACGAGCTAGAGTAGATGCCAACCAAAAAAAGATTGTCTCTCAAATTAGAGAGGCAGGATGCTCTGTCCTCCATACTCATCAATTAGGTAAAGGTGCACCAGATATTATAGTTGGTTATAACAATAACAATTATCTTATAGAAATTAAAGACGGTGATAAACCTCTTGCACAACAAAAGTTAACACCAGACGAGATTAAGTTTCAAGCTGAATGGCAAGGAAACTATTATGTTGTAAATTCATTTGACAAACTTAGAGACATAATATTTAGTGATGAACTCTAAGATATTAGACATATTATCTAAGAGACACGAAGAGTGGATTAAGATGGCAAAAAGCTTTAAACTAAACAATAATGACGCTAAGGAGTTAGTTCAAGAGATGTATTTAAGAATGTATAATTATACTAAAGATGTAAATCGTATAATGTATAATGAAAAAGAAATTAATACATTTTATATATACATTACATTAAGAAATTTATATTATAGCAATTATACAGGTTATAAAAACAAAAAAAGAATATCTGTTTTTAGTGATATAGATCAGGAAACTTATAACTATATAATCAATAAAATTAGTTATGATGAAGACAAAGTTTTAGATAATTATAATAAGAAACTTGATTTAGAATCGTTGTATAATAAAATAGATAGTATAATTGACGATTGGTATTGGTACGATAAAAAGCTTACTAAGTTATATCTTAATACCAATATGAGTATGAGAGACATTAGTAAAGAAACTAAAATAAGTTTAAGTTCAATATTTAATACATTAACAAATGCAAAAGAAAAAATTAGAAAAGAAAGCAAAGAAGAGTACAAAAAATACAAAAGCTAAAGGTTTAGGCGATACAGTCGAACAAGTGTTAGAAGCAACAGGAATAGCAAAAGTAGCTAAGTGGGTACTTGGTGAAGATTGTGGGTGTGAGGAACGTAAGCAGAAACTAAATGCTTTATATCCTTATTATAAACCTAAGTGTTTAACGGAAGACGAATATAATTATTTAGACAATTATTATAAAGAAAATAAAAACTCAATAGAACCAGAAGTTCAAAAAGAGATGTTAACTATTTATAATAGAGTGTTTACACAAAAAGCAAGTTTAACAAGTTGTTCGTCTTGTTATAAAAAAACAGTTCATGACAAACTACATAATGTTTATGTAGAATATAACAAATAATTATGCCATTTTTAAAACCAAAAAAGTACGAAGAGAAAGCTAATTTCATGGCAAGGTTCATGAACAATGCTAAAATGATTTTAGAATATCCAGATACTAAACAGAGATATGCAGTAGGCATGGATGTTTGGAAAAAGAATTTTATGTAATAGTTGTTTAAGTCATTTCTTTTATTAACTTTGTAAGTGAATAACAAAGAAAATATGAGAATAATACTTTATACACTAATTTTATTTACATTGTTTAACTGCTCAGATAACTGCGATTTAAGTCACTACCCTTCGGCTCCTTACTTTGACGAACCTTATCATGCAGAGTACGGAGACAATACCGTTAAGTATATTTATTTATGCAGAAACGGTTCTAATAGCGAAGTTTACACTTACTATATAGAAGGAGGTTGTTGGGAGTATTACGTTTCATATCAGTATAACTATAATTGTAATTAATATGAAAGAACCAATAATCACACTAGACAATGAGATGCATGATAGACATGAGCTCACACAAAAAGCAATTCAAGATAGCTTTTATTATGGCTACTTATCGAAAGCTTGTTTATCAAGTAGCGCAATAAGCCAACTACTTAAATCACCACTAGAATACTTAAATCAAATAAACCTACCTACTGAATCAGATGCTTTGGCACAAGGATATTTATTTCATGCAAGTATTTTAGAAGAGGATAAATTTAATGAATGTTTATTTTTGGATGTAAAAACAAAAGCAAGTAAAGAATATAAACTTGCTAAAGAAGAGAGATGGGATGTCTTTACTATAAAAGATAGAGACAAGGCGTTAAGGTTAAGAGATAGATTTTATAATTGCAAACCTGCAAGTGAACTTATAGAGAATAGTGAGTTTGAAGTGCCTATGGTTAATAATTTAATGGGATATCCTTTTAGAGCTAAGGCAGATGTTTTAGGACAATACCTTATTGATTTAAAGACAACGCAAATTTGTTCTGCGTTTAAGTACAGTGCTAATAAATATAATTATGATAGTCAATGTTATATTTATTGTAATTTATTTGGCAAAGATTATAAGGATTTTAAATACATTGTTATAGATAAATCACCAACAAATGAAATTGGTATTTTTAATGTCAGCGAAAATTTCTATTTTAGTGGTGAGCAAAAAGTTGAATATGCTATTAAGGTATATGAAAACTATATTAAGAATGAATTTGATTTAGAAAACTACTTAGTAGAAGACACTTTATAAATGGCAAACGAATATTTAGATTACTTAGATTGTTATCAAGACACTCTACTTTGTCTAAAAAAAAGAGTTATAAGAGAAGAAGAGATACCTATGTTAATCGAGCAGTATGAAATTGAAGAGCATTATGAATGTTGCAGTGCAATGTTACACGCTTTAGAGGATTACAAAGCTCATCAAAATTACTTACCATGATTACACAAACAGAAATAGCCGATAAAATAAAACTATTATCAGGTTTAGATGTATTTAAGATCACAAGAAAAAGAGAATATGTAGAGGTTAGGGCATTATTAAATCATATATTGTTTAAATATAAAAGGATGCCACTACATAAAATAGTTGATTTCTATAATAAAAATGGTTGGAACATAAACCATGCAACTTTAATTTATTCTATTAAAACATTTAGTACACATTCAATGTATAATTATAATTTGAATATATGGCTTAAACAACTTATTATTGAGATTGACGAAATGGATAATACAACTAAAAGAGAATATATAAAAAGTAAATTAAAAACTCTAAGGAGTGAAGACATTGACGAACTAACAATGGTTATAAGTAATATGCCAGAATTACAATATGAAAAATAAATATAGAAAATTATTACAGAAGGAAGCACCAAATCTTTACAAGAGTTATGAAGAGATTGTAGAAGAGCAATTTGAATTATTCGCAAAGAAGCAATTAGATTATGGCATTAGTAATATAAGCACTGGTGCAAATTTAGAAACTAAGGAAGGTAAAGATTTTGCTTTACATGGTTTATGGTTTAGAATGAACGATAAAATAAGCAGATGGAAAAATCTAATTATTAAGAATCGTAAAGGTAATAATGAAACTCTCTTAGATACATTTCAAGATTTAGGTAATTACTCTATTATATGCCAACTAATTAATAAAGGTTTATGGAAGGAGTAGAAGACGAAAACAAAAAGAAAAAAGACGGAAGAGCTAACAACGGTGCTTTAAAAGGTATTTATAGAGGACAAGGACGACCACCAAAGGCAAGAGAAAAGAAGCTCGGCAACTATGCTTTAGGTGCAATGAAAAGAGTGTTTGGTAGTGAAGAGAAAGCGTGGTTAGAACTTGCTAAACAGGCAAAAGATAGTTTCCCACACATGAGATTACTTTGGGAATATAAGTACGGTAAACCAAAAGAGTTAAAAGAATTAAATGTGAAAACAGAAGTCAACATCCCTATTATTGATTTTGCAGATAAAGAAAAAATAATAGATATAGAATCAGAAGAGATTAAGGATGGTCAAAAAAAAGAAGAAAGCAGTTGATATAATTACTTTAGAAGATGTAAATAAAAGGTTTTACTCACAAATAATTAGTGAATATAAATCAATGACAATAGGTAGGCATAAGGTTTTAAATTTAAGAGTATTACAAAAGTGTCCTTCGTATATAAAATTTTGCAAGTTTGAAGAGAGTTTTTATTTTACTAATGAGGATTGGAAAAAAATAAGAGACAAAGAATATTGGAAATATAGAGAATTGTTTAAAGGTATTGAAAGAGATAGATATGTTTTGAAAAGAATAACTGATTATAAGTTAAAAAACAATATAAATTAAAATGAACAAACTAAACCTCAATAAAAAGTATCAAGCTTTATTTAACTCTCAAAGTCGTTACTTTGTAATAACAGGAGGGAGAGGTTCTGGAAAATCATTTGCCACAAACACATTCTTAGTATTACTTACCTACGAAAAAGGGCATAGAATATTATTTACTCGTTATACTATGACCTCAGCAGGAATGTCAATTATACCTGAGTTTATAGAGAAGCTTGAGTTAATGGGCGTACTCGATCAGTTCACTGTAAACAAGACGGAGATCATAAACAATTTAACAGGCAGTTCAATATACTTTAGTGGTATTAGAACGTCAAGTGGAGATCAAACTGCAAAACTTAAATCTATACAGGGGGTAAGCACATTCGTATTAGACGAAGCTGAGGAATTAACAGACGAGGAAAGTTTTGACAAGATTGATTTCAGTATTAGATCAAAGCTTGTAAAGAATAGATGTATATTAATTCTAAACCCTACTACAAAAGAGAATTGGATATACCATAGGTTCTTTCAAAACAGGGGAGTTCCAGACGGATATAATGGCACTAAAGAAAACATTACATACATACATACTACTTATCAAGACAACTTAGATCACTTGTCTAAATCGTTTGTTAAACAGATAGAAGTAATGAAGGTTAGACGACCAGAGAAGTTTAAACATCAAATAGAAGGTGGGTGGTTAGAAAGTGCTGAAGGAGTTATATTTAAGCATTGGAACATAGGTAAATTTAATAATGAAATAGATTCAATATTTGGCATGGACATAGGATTTTCGGTGGATCCAAGTGTTTTAGTAGAAGGTGCAATAGATAAAGAAAGAAAAATGATATGGCTCAAAGAACATTACTATAAGGCAGGATTAAGCACAAGTCAGATATATGAATTGAATAGACGTTATGCAGGTGGCAATTTAATTGTAATGGATAATTCAGAGCCACGACTTTTAAGCGAAATAAAGAGTAAGGGATTAAATGTAATACCAACAATAAAAAAGAAAGGCAGTATTTTAGCAGGTATCTCATTAATGCAGGATTATCAAATAATAATAGATGATAAATCTGTGAATTTAATTCGTGAATTTAATAACTATACTTGGAAATTAAACGGTGCAATTCCTATCGATAAATTCAATCACGGAATCGACGCGTCGAGATACCTTATACAATATGTACTAACTCGATCAGTTCCACATGGCAGTTATTTTATCAAATAAAAAATGAAGATAGGAAACGTTTACATATTAGACAAGTATGAGCAGGAAATAGTTGAGCTAAGTGCATACCAAAGAGACAAAAACAAAAGAGATACAGGTTGGCATGGTCACAAAACAGTAAACGAAACAGAAGAATTAGATTTAGATATTGTTGGGTTTGGTGCTGAGTTTATATTTTGTAGAGAGTTAAATTTATATCCTGACTTTAAAATACATAACACTTCCAAAGTCAAAGGAACAGATAATTATGATGCAATTTATAAAGGCAAAACAATTGATGTAAAAGTCAATAGAAATCATAAAAATCCTTTGATGATACCTTCTTATGCTAAAACAGATTGTAATTTATTTGCCTTGTTTAGTTGCATATACCCTAGATATAGATTTGAGGGGTTTGCTACAAATGAAATGGTTTTTGATAAATCTAAACTAAGAATGACAAGAGTTATGGCATATGTCACTGAAAAAGCAGATTTATTAGAGATAACGCAAGTTTTTTAGCATTTTTTTTATAATTTATTTGTCAGTTAGGATTTTATTTACTAATATTGTTAATAACTAATAAAGAAAACTATGAATAAAAAGAAAGAAATCATCAACAAACACTTTAATCTAAAAGGAGATTGGATTCAGAAATCTAATCAGAACTTAGCACTAGAACTATTAAGAAAACAATTTAAAACAAAGAAATCATGACAGTATGAAAACACAATACAAAGAAGTTATTGACTTTTACAATAATTCAACACCCAAACAACATCAATATTTTTTACAATTAATATCCGATAAAATAACATTGTTTAACGCTGAAACAGGAGCATGTTATGAGTTTGATGAAGAGTATATAATAAGTTTTAATGGCACACAACATCAAATAAATATCAAATGAGAAAATGTAACAAATGTTCGGCAATAATAGAACAGAAAGCAAAACAATTATTCTGTTATAGTTGCAAAGGATATAAGATGCCCTACGAAACTTATAAATTTTATTCACTATCAAATCAATTTAATAATAAAGAATTATGAAAGTAAACAGAGTATATAAAACAGTACGCCCAATGCGAAAGTTTGGCAATTTAATAAGAGATTTATTTATGCCAAAGCAATCTAATCATTTTTGGATTAGAGTAAAAGAAGTTGCTGAAACGCAAGAAGAAAAAGAAGAGCAAATATTTGCTATAATAGAATTGTTAAATAACAGAATAGATATTAAGATATGACACACACAGAAGATTTAAACAGAATAGAGATCAATCATTTGAGAGAGATGCTTAGATATGTTAAGGAAGAGAATGAGAATTTAAAAGATATGAATCGAACACTCAAAGCAAAGAATGAATTATACTTGCAACAATTAGAATCAGAATATAGAAAAAGTAAAGTGTGAGAGTTCTAACGTTTGAAATAAAAGAAGTAGGACAAGAACCTTACGTTAAGCAATTCAATACGGATAGATCAATTCAATGGACAATACAACAATATTCAAGACATAGAGCAATTCAATACATGAATTTAATAGAGTAGATTATAAATTCAATATACATAAATTTAATAGTTGTTTGTTTGTTTGCCCTCTGTAAATTTTACAGGGGGTTTTTTCTTGGCCAACTTGTAAAGCTATAAACAATAAAAGCAATAAAGCAAATTAATATTCTTATTTAGAATTAATATAAATTATTAACTTTCTTTGTTAATTGTTTTGTCAGTTGGAAATATTAATTATATATTTGTGTAAACATTAAAACAAACATTATGAGATATTTACAAACAAACAAAGATTTACAGATTAAAGCTAATGAATGTATGAAAAAATACAGATTATATTTAGCGAAAAACGAAACCAAAATAGCAAACGATTGGTTACTTGCATACAAAGGTTGTATGGGGTTAATGAACTAATTTAAAAACAAAGAAATGAAAAACTTACATTTATTATTTATTAAAACAATTACGGCAGTGTCCTTCGTGGGCATTGCCTTTGTTTTATTTGCCTGTTTAACTTTATTAATCAATTTATTTTAATTATGAAAAAACAAAGAATTAACGAACTCAACAACCTTTATTCAGTGCCAATAGGCAAAGAAATAAAGATCAAAAGAAACGCTTTTAAAAGCATCTTAAAACGCTTTATTTTAAGTGATATATTCATCAGGGTATTTGTTTATGCAAGTGCCTTAATTTTAACCTTATTATTAACCTTAGAAATATAAAACAATGAAAA